TGTCTAAATGCGCAAGATCCTAAAGGAATTACCTTAGTAGATGTAAATTTACCCATATTGTTTATAATATGGGTTTAATAGGCTAATTCAACATATATTTTAATAAATCTTCTCTGTATATCGCATAATCCATTTTTCTAATATGTCTTTATCAATATCTTCTGGACTTAATAGTAATGAATTTATATCTTCTGCTTCTTTGACATCATCTTCAAAGTCCAAATTCTTTTGAATACATATTTTTTCTTCTCTGGTTTTTATGGCTACTGCTAATGGTGATCTTTTATCTTTAATGACAGTATTGCCAGCTAAAATGGTATGAATGCTGTTAATACTTAAAAAAGAATTGTAATTACTATAATAATTGATTATCTTTATAAATTCTTTACGGTTTTGAGACGTTTTGAAAAATATAAAGATGGGTATATCATCACTATCATATATTTTATTTTTATATTTGATTACCACGTTTAATTACTTATATATCAATAAGTATTATTATGGCGCATCAGGAAAATAAATTTGATTCAATGATTAAACTAATTACAGAGTCGGACTCTAAATTGGTTGATAAAAAAACTTCTTTTGATACTCTATTAGAAATGATTGATGCTGCTCCACCCCCACCAAAGCCAGCTTACACAATAACCTTTCCAGCTCAAGCTCAAGCTGCGCCGGCTGTAGCCCCACATCATGTTGATGTAGGAAGCGCTGTAGATTTGATTAATACTTTTGAAGATAAAGCTAAACAAGAAGAAGGTTTAAAAACTAAAATCTATTATGTAGATCATAAACCACATATTGGTTATGGTCATTTGCTGGTTGGTAATGAAATTGTAAAATATAAACATGGTATTTCTGTAGAAGATGCAGAAGCACTTTTACAGCATGATATAGTTAAAAAATTAAGTTTAGTTCATAAACAATTTGGATCTGTATTCAATGATTATTCAAAAGAGTTACAATTAACCATTTTAGATGGTTTTTATAGAGGAGATCTAGCTGGATCTCCACACACTATTCAATTATTAAAAGATAAAAATTTTAAAGCTGCAGCTAAAGAGTATCTTAATAATAAAGAATACAAAACCACTTCATTAAGTGGAGTAAAAAATAGAATGCTTCATAATGCCAAAGTTATGGCAAATGAAGTTAACCAATAATTCTGGTAATCCAGTCGTTAATAGAATCTGCGTTATCTTTAGTAACGGTCTTAGTAAAAATAGCCTTATCATCTGGCGTTATATTTTCTGGACCAAATGCTAATGCTTTTAAAGCTAATTGAGTAGCAAACACTTTACCTTCTGGTGTTACTGGCTCTTCTGGAGCAGGTTCTGGTGCTGCTGGTGTTTCAGGTGCAGGTTGAGCTTCAGGTGCAGGTTGAGCTTCTACTGGCTCTGCTGCATCTGCTTCAGATAAAAGCTTTGAATAAACATTATTGACTAAACTATTAAATTTGCTCATGGTTGTTTTAAAATAGTTTGTGCTTGTTGTAATTTAGAATTAGCAGCTGCAATACCAGCTAAAGCCGCAGCCTTTTGAGCTGGATCTGTAGAGTTTGCTTGGGTCTTAAGTTGGTTTAACTGATTATTTGTTGTATTAATATCAGTCTGGGCTTGTTCCTTTTGTTTCTTTTTTAAAGCTACAGTATCATCATTAACCTTTTTCTGGGCTTGAGCCAAAGCAGGATTAGGCTGTGTTGATGTAGTTGCTGGTGTAACATCTTCCAACATCTTTAAAAATTTGCTAGGTTGCTTAGGTTTTAAATCTGACATTTATTATATTTAGTCTAAAAAAGTTTAAATTCTACCCGTTGATTTTTTTATAAAAGAATTTATAATAATTCAGGAGAAGAAAAAGACCCACCCTACTCTTATGCCTAAAGAGCATAATAGTCATATAAATATGCTATGGGTGCTATAAACCTTTGTCCAATCTTTAGTGAACCTGCTTCGCAGGATTCACCTCCTAATTCTCTCCTAATATTAATATATTATTAAATTAAAACTGAAAGTTTTTTAAACCGTGTTTAGTGCTAAATTCTTGTTGTTTTTTGCGATTAAATTTAAGATTGTCTAGGTTTGATAAGGTATTGCGTATTAAAGAGTATATTTCTAATTTATCACCATCGGTAATAGGCTTATAAAAGACGTTAAAAGGTTGTAAATGATAACAATAGGTTATTGGAAAAACCTTAAGAAGTCTATTAATACATTCTATAATCTCATTATCCGTGTTATTTGTATATATAATGGTTTGACGGTATGATCCTAGTCGTTTGTATTCTTCTGTCAATATCTCAAAAGTATATTGAAGTAATAGCTTTTTACGGTCCTTTGTATCAAAATCTGTAGGGTGAATACCTAGATTACTAGCATATTGATAGAATTTAGCCAATACTGCAGCTTCAATTGATTCAAAATCAATAACATTCTGATTAAATTCTGTTTTATAACAATTTAACACAATCTCATATTAAGATTGTTTATATTGATATCAACCTTTTAATTTTAATAACAAAGCTGCTGGAGCTTTACCTATTCTACAATTTATGATACCGTTATAATATCCTTCTTTGAGTAACACATCATGATCAAATTGTATTTTAGATTCATAATATGCTAGCTCAAATTTACTGTCACAAAAGCGCAATATCTCAAATTTAAATTTATCTTTACCAAATTTTTTAATATCTTCATTAACGTCATTGGAAGATGACGTATAAGTCTTCCAATCAGTCTCTACATCAAAGTGTCTTTTGTTTTTTCTTCCTTTGAGGGGTTTGAGTTTTTTGACACTTTTGATTTGTTTCTTTCCAAAATATATCCGGCCAGAAAGGGTGTTAGTAATGCGGTAAATAAACCCGTAAGGTAAATTATTAGCATCAAAATTTTCATTTGTGGTCCAATGGCCTAAGTCCATCAATATAATTATTACAGACTAGGTGGAGTTCTACGGATTATCTTAAAAGGTGTCTTAAATCCTGGACTTTTCTTAGGAGCTTTAAATTTACTTTTTTTAGGTTTATCTACCTGAGTTCCAAATAAATTACGAGCATCATCTGGTGGTCCATATACTCCTGGTCCACTTTGGCCTATATTACCCGTGGCACTTGGATTAGACATACCAACATCTGCTGATATATTGGCTACCGCTCCATTCATTTCTTTCAACATTTCATTAAATTTTTTATTGAACTTTTTCACGGTGATATTTGTATAATATGTATTATACTTATCTAAGCAATTATGCAAACCTTGGATTTAGAAAAACTTTTACTAGAATATCAACAAGAAATTAAACAAGATATAATGGTTGATGAATTGTCTTTAAAAGACAAGATCATGATCATTCCAACTCTTAAGCATAAATGGGTTGCTAGACTTATGGCTCATAAAGCCCAAATTAAGAAATTGACGGATGTCAAAAAGAAAAAGATCAAAGAAATCACAGATCAATCACCTATTGCTCTTTCTAAGCATACTTTAAATGAAATTTTAGATAAAAATGAAGATATAACCATTATACAAGATAATATAGGTAAACTTGAGACTATAATTGAATATCTTGAAAAAGTTGAAAAGCTTATTGGAACTATGACTTGGGATTGTAAAAACCTTATAGATTTACAAAAACTTGAGACTACTTGATGAAGGTAGAATTCCAATATGACTCCAAGCGTAAAGAAGTAAAGATTGTTTCCGAATTCTTAGGAAACATAAAGGAAGCTTTTTCGGTTAAGAATGAGGCTGCTAAATTTAATAGATATAATAGATTTTTACCTCGTAGAATATATGCAATAACTGCTGCTGGCTATTGTGGTATTGGATTGGTTCCAGAAATAGTAGATTATCTTAAAACCCAAGATGTTCCTTTTGATATAAATTATAATGCAGACTATTTAGAAGCTTTAAGCAAAACCCATATAGTTGCATCTGAGCCTTCAGTAAAAACCCTTAAAAGTCAATTTGAGCTCAGAGATTATCAGCAAATAGCCGTAAACAATGCTTTAGATAAAGGTTATGGTGTTGTTGAATTAGCTACAGGGGGTGGTAAGACCTTAATTATTGCTAATTTGGTTTATGCAGCATTGCACAATATAGATCTTACAGAAAAGGTATTAATAATAGTTCCAGATTTAGGTCTAGTATCTCAAACCTATAAAGATTTTGAGAATTATAACTTTCCGATGTCTATAGTGAGCAAATGGACTGGAGATTCAGAATTAGATCCTAATGCTAGAGTTATTGTTGCTAATATGGGTATTTTACAAAGTAAAAATTCAGATATTAGTTGGTTTAGTAAAGTGGGTTTATTGGTTGTAGATGAATGTTTAAGAAAAAATACTACTTTAATCACACCTTCTGGCTACAAGTATATACAAGATATAAAAATAAACGACTTAGTAATGTCATATAATATTGAGACCGGTTGTAATGAATTTCAAAAAGTACTAAACGTTTGGCGTAATTTGTACAAAAGCAATGCTTATGATCATTTTTTAGAAATTACAACAGACGACGGCAACACTATACAGGTTACACCTAATCACAAGATTTACACCAAGAAAGGTATGATTAGAGCAGATGCATTATCTATTAATGATGAAATAATTTGCATTAAACCTTCGTTTTTTATGAAAATTCTAAACATAAAAAAAATACCTCGTCAAAATGAAGACGTATTCAATATAGAAGTAGAGCATAACAACAACTATTATGCTAACGGTATACTTGTAAGTAATTGCCATAAATTGCGTAGAGGTAACAAAGTATGCAAGCTTATTGATAAAATACCAACTTTAAGAAGAATAGGTTTTACAGGCACTTTACCAGAAAACAATATTGATAAATGGAATATTAATAATTTTATAGGTCCAGTAATATTCAAAAAAACCACCACAGAATTAAGACAAGATGTGGGTGATAAATATATAGCCAATGCTCAGGTGCTTGCTTTGCATATTGAATATGATTTTAAGCCAGATTATACATCTGTGTCCTCTAGTGATATGTATCGTCTAGAATTAGAATATATTCATAATAAAGATTTTAGATATAAAGTTATTCAAAGAGTGGTTAAAAATCTTAATAACAATTGTCTTATATTGGTAGATTATATAGATCATGGTTTAAAAATGAAAGAGGCATTAGATAGCCTTGAAGGCAAACAAGTATTTTTTATTCAAGGTAGTATGGAGGTTGAAGATCGTAAGAAAATTCAAACCCTTATGGAAAAAGATGATAATATAGTTTGTATAGCCATAAGTAAAATCTTCTCCACAGGAATTTCCATTAAAAACATTCATTACATTATATTTGCAGCGGGTGGTAAATCAAAGATTAAGACCCTGCAATCTATTGGTAGAGGTTTAAGAACCCATGAGAATAAAGACATTCTTACCATTATAGATTTAGTTGATGAATTAGTATACGCCTTTAAACATTATGAAAAAAGAAAAGACATTTACGTCAAAGAACAAATCCCCATCCAAGACAAAACAATCAAAGAAACCCAAAGTTGAAGAGGTTGTTGTTGATGTAATAATTCCAGATGTTCCTGTGGTGGTTTTAGATGCTAAAAGCAAAAATTCTCCAAAAAAGGTTTATTATGTAAATCCTCAAGAATTTACAGATGAACTTAAAAAATATTATGAGACTGACATTATTACAGACAAATTGGCATTAATGATCAAAAATATTGCTTATGGTCTTGCCCATGCTCCTAATTTCATTAATTATACCTTTAGAGAAGAAGCTATTGGAGACTGTCTAATTAATATGTTTAATGCGATTAAAAAGAAAAAATATAACTTTAATTTAGGTTATAACCCATTTTCATATTTTAATTCTATTTCTTTTAATTGCTGGAGAAGTCGCATTAAAAAAGAAAAGCGCATGAGAGATACACTTGCAGCTTATCAAGAAGAAATGTATAGTATTCTAGGTCCAAATATGGATTCTAAAGAAACAGAACAATAATGTTGATTAACAATCCAGAGGT